TGTTAAAATAACAGGTGATGATTTGTTGATAGTATTTGATAGAGCAAATAGAAGAAAAGTTAGAAGATAAATTATGGCTTTAAAGTTTGGTAAAGTAAGGTTTAGTGAATTTATTGGAGAAAAAGGTTCTAATTGGAATATTGAAATTTGGAAAAAAGACAATGCTGATGTTGAATCTGATGGTAGTGCTAGTAAATACCCACAATCCACAGCATCAAATAGTTTTACAAGTAGTTTAGCAGGTTGGTCACAATCATCAGGTACTTGGGCTTGGGATGCAGGTACTGATGGTACAGGTGGTGCAAGACATACAGCAGGTAACAATGCACCTTTATTTTGGTTTGTGGATCAAAATATTATAGATAGTGGTGTTTTTTATAATGTTGTTTTAACAATAGATAATAGAACAACTGGTACTGTTAGGGTTAGATTAGGTGGTAGTAATGGTTTAGTAAGGTCTGGTAATGGTGTGTTTACTGAAATTGTTGCAAGTGGTAGTAGTGGTTTATTAGAAATTGTACCAACATCCCAATTTGATGGTGATATAAAAAGTGTAATTATAACAAAGTATTTTACACCAGCAAGTGAATTTAAAACTTTTGGTGAAGGTTTGCAAATTACTTGGAATGGTCGAGGTGGTACAAGAGATAGACAATTTTTAGGTTCTGATTGTAAAATAAATTATGTTGTAGAGAATGCTGCAGATGAAAACTTTTTATACAATACTTTTAATGAAGGTTACGAAACTTACTTTATTAGAATTTATAGAGGTGCTGTTACTAATACAAATCTTTGGTGGTTTGGTTGGGTTCAACCTGCATTTGATGTTATAGAAAATCATCCTTATCCTTATGAATTTCAAATAACAGCTACTGACTCTTATGGTCTATGGGGTAAGAAAAAAGAAGAATTTTTTAGTGGTGAAGCAGAAAAAAATGCACCACATAGAATTAGAGATATATTCTTTACTCTAATTCAAGATATGAGTTTAAATAATCTTTCTTATGGTAACAGTTCTCCTGTGCCACAAGGATTTAATTGGTGTAGAACAAGTTTAGATTGGTGGTCATCAGTACACACTTACGAACAAGCAGACCCAGCTGTATTATATTATGCTGCTAAAGGATTTGTTAGTAAACCAACAACCTTTGGAGAAGACGGTGACATTCAAGAAGACCAACAACCTTATAAATACAAACCATTTGATGTATTCAATGGTGTTTTAAAATCTTTTAACACAGTTGGTTATTTAGCAGAAGGACATTATAATTTTATACAACCTAATAGTTTAGCAAATAATACAACAGGTGATTTAAGATGTTTTGAATATAACTCAGGTTTGATTAGTAATCCATCAAACCCAATAACCTTAAACACCTTACTTACAATAGACCAAAACAATCACGCTATATTGGGTGGCTCTAATTTATATTTTGAGCCTAGCTATGAAAGAGTAAAAGCAAATTTTAAAGGTGGATTTTCAGCAGTTAGTGTAGGTTCTGGTCAAGATATGAGTACCGAATTTTATGCTGGTTCTTTACAAAGTGGTTTGAATGGTCAATTAGATTTAAATTTTTCTGCTAGATATAAAGAAAAAATTACTAAAAGTGACTTTACTTTAACTACTAATTACAATGTATATGAGATTTGTTTTCAAACAACAGCTACATTAACTATAAGAATTAGTGATGGTACTAATCAAAGGTGGTTAGTTGCAGCTGAGGGTAGTAATGTTTTGTCTTGGGCAACTTCTGCAAGTACAATAACAATAAAAAGAGGTTATAATGTTGAACAAAATTCTCCATTAGATAACCCATCTGAAATGTGTGTTGGTCCTGTAAGTAATCCTATTCCGACTAATGGTAATGGATATTCATTTGGTCCTTGTGATTCAACAGGTGTAGGATATGGTTCAATACAAAAGTTTTTTACCGAAATAAAGTTTAGAACTATTATAGAATATCCTGATATAAGTGGTGATATTTTTATTCAATTAACTGCTGATAATGATTATTCACAAGGTAGAAGAACACCAATAACAGCTACACCACCTGTACAATATGATTGGGATTTTTTACAAGTTAATGATCCTACACCACTTCAAGCATTAGTAACTTCTGAAAATATAACTCTTACACCAACTGAATTTAATGAAGATAATGATGTTACAAATGGTATTATATATACTGCATCTCAAACAGAAAACACAGCAATAGAAAGTTTTGATTTTGGTAATATTAACTTAGGGCAAAGTTCAGCAAATCTTTTATATTCTTTTCAATACAATTCTGGTACAAGTTCTAGTCCAATATATGAAGTTGTACCTGGTTTTCAGAGAAATAATCCTTCAGTAGCAAATTACAAAAATGCTACTGAATTACTTGTTGAAGAATTTTTACAATTACAAATACAGCCATTAGAGATATTACAAGCAGATATTCAAAGTGCAGATATATCACCTTTAAAACTTATAAAATACTCTATAAATGATGATGGCACATTTAAATATTATTCATTTTTAGGTGGTACTTTCAAAGCAAAATCTGAAATATTAAGTGGTGAATGGTTTAAAGTTGATTCTGTTGAACAAAATATAACTATTGTTAATGAACCTGATACACCAGATCCTGTACCTGAACCACAAACAGAAATAGAACAATCTCAAAATCAGCAATCACAAGCAGCTAGGTTAATGCTTGAAAATAATTCAATAGGTTCTTTAGCTTCAACTTTAGTAAATGGAGTTGCTGATACTAAATTAACTTTATCATCAAATATAAAAGGTAAGGTATATGCTTCACAAAAATTAGTTCTTACTTATCCTGATGGAACAAATCCTTTAATTTTAACTGCAAGTCAAGATGCAAACACATCATCTGCACAAGTTGATTTTGTAGGTTTTACTCCTAAAATTTCTTATCCTGCTAACTCAATATTAAGTCCATTAACATACGATTTATCAAATGTAATAACAGGTGGTGGTAGCACAACACAAACAGTAAACATTATACTTAAAGATGTAGGTAGTTACTTATTCTATGCTTTCAGTCAAAATAATTGGTATTCATTAGGAACAGCAACATTCCCTACTTTAGGTTCAGGCTCATCACCTAGTGCTTTAGCTTCTGCATATAGTCAATATCAAGGTAGAATGACAAGTTATACAGCTATTGAAAATTGCACACTTAAAAAATTAATACTTACATTTAATTGGAGTTCAGGTGTAATAAGTGGTAATTTAGATTTGGAATTTGCATTTAGTAAATTTACTCCTATAACAAATGGTACATCAGCAAATATTACAATGAACTCTATAACATCAACTAATACAACAGGCAATTTTACCGAAAACAAACCATATCAAATAGAATTTACTTTATCAGGTAGTAATGCTTCTCTTTCGGCAGGTGATTGTTTAGCTTGTCATATAAGAAGTGTAAATAGTTCAAGTAACAATAGAGTCCTTATATATGGTACAGCAATATTAAAAGTAGAAATTTAATATATGGCATTATTAAATAAAAAATATAGTGACGTACACACTAAAACAGGCGATGAAAAGACAGCCTTAAAGCAGAAATATGATGATGGTCATATAAATACTTTATTAGACCTTGCTGAACAAGAAGTAAATCCAGAATTTGGTGCTTTGTTATATCAAATTCAAGAGATGCAAGATGATATTACTGAAGTTAGAAGGTACTTAACAGAAGAAGTCGGTGATGGTGCTAAAGGTGATACAGGACCACAAGGTCCACAAGGACAAGCTGGTACTAATGGTTCTGATGGTAAAGACGCAGGTGTTTATGGTAGTGATTTAAAAATATTACCAAATCAATTTATGTCTAATGATGATGGTAAAGCTCTAAACTTTGCTGTTATAGAAGATGATAATAAAAGCACAATAGGTGTTAGAGTTAATGAAGCAGATTGCGAATTGTTTGCTATGATACCTATACCAGAAGGTAAAAGTGTTTCATCATTTCAAGTTTTTGCAAGTGATAGATTAACAACTACTTTAAGCGTAGTAGATTATACTAATGGTTCAGTTCAAAATGTTGCTATTGGTGACACAACAAAAGCTATTAGTCTTGGTAAAAAACCATTAGCATCGACATCAACAAACTATGTTTCAATAACAGTAGTAACAACTGCCACAAATCAAGTGATTTATGGTGCTAAATTAACATTAACATAAAAGAGGATGGGTGTAATCATTTTTAGCTACCTTTTCGATGGTTGCACCCTTTCCTCTTAATATACAAAACAATGCAAGTTACAATAGGAATTATAGAGTTAGTAATATCAACAATTATATTAGTATCAACAGCAGTTGGAGTTTGGGCTACTCTACAAACTAAAGTAACTAAACTTTCATCAAGAGTGTATCACTTAGAGCAATCTGATAATGAACTAAAAACAATATTAGCAGATATATCAGCTAAACTACACAAGATAGAATTATTGTTAGCATCTAATCAAATTAAAGAAAAGTAATAATGTATGAGGTTAAGCAAAAACTTTATGCTTTTAGAGTTCACTCGAAGCAACACAGCGAAAAGATTAGGTATAGAAAATGAGCCTAATAAAAAAGATATACAAAATATTCAAGAACTTGTTGCTCAAGTTTTGCAACCCATTAGGTCTGGTATCGGTTCTATTCGTATTACTAGTGGTTATCGTTCTCCACAACTCTCTAAAGCTATTGGAAGCAGTAGTAGGTCACAGCATTGTAAAGGTCAAGCAGCTGATATCCAATATTGGGAAAATGGCAAAATGAATAATAAAGTCATTTACGACTATGTTATTGACAATGCACTTGACTTTGACCAAATGATTAACGAATTTGATTTCTCCTGGCTTCACATATCTTTTAAATCTAAAGGTAACAGAAGGGAAGTTTTAGAAGCCTACAAAGATGAGAATGGTAAGACTAAATATAAATTTGCTGACGACATAATTACGCTATGATAAAAAATATTCTAAAAAGTTTAGTAGGTCAAGCATCTACAATAATAGACGATGTTGTTACAACAGACGAAGAACGATTAAAATTAAAAAATGAGTTTGAAAAGGTTATACAAGAACACGAAAAGGAAATGTTTGCTCTTGAAGTTCAAGACAGAGGAAGTGCTAGAACAATGTTTATGGACGATAGCTTTATACAAAAAATATTGGCTATCATCTTTACTTGTGCTTATTTCTTTTTATCTTATACAATGTTTAGATTTTTTGTACTAAATACATTAGAGCTTTCAGATTACGAAATAGGATTTGTAAGTAGTGTTTTTGGTGCTATGTCAAGCAAAGTAAATACGATTATAGATTTCTTTTTTGGTGGATCATCTAAGCAAGATAAATAATATATATGCCATATTTACCTAAAGGTAGAAAGCCTAAAGATACAAGAAGTAGGAGAGAAAAAAATAAATCTTGGGGTGGAGATACATCTTTTTATAGACGAGCAGCTTGGAGAAAGTTAAGGCTTGTAGTATTAAGAGAAAATCCATTATGTGTACATTGTTCTGATAAAGGCATAGTTAAACAAGCTGATGTAGTCGATCACATAATACCTGTAAAGAAATGGAAAGAAGGTGAACTAGAGCAAAGTAATTTACAAGGCTTATGTCATCCTTGTCACAATAGAAAAACTTACAATGAAAATAAATAGATATAGAAGCAAATATGAAGAAGATGTTTGTGGTAAATTAGACCAGGATAATATTCCTTTTGATTATGAAACAATTAATCTTCACTATGAGATTACCGAACAACGAAGATATACACCTGATGTTATATTACCAAATGGAATCATTATTGAATTAAAGGGGAGATTTACAGCCAAAGATAGAAAGAAGATGTTATTAGTTGTAGAACAATATCCAGACTTAGATATAAGAATGGTTTTTATGAGGTATAATAATAGATTATATAAACACAGTAACACCACATATGCCCAATGGTGTGACAAAAATAATATTAAGTGGGCAGATAAATATATACCTGAAGAATGGATAAAAGAAAAGAAAAAACTCCCAAAGAGATAGCAAAAGAAACCTATGAAAGTTGGATAGTGGATTTAGTAGAAGAAGAACCTGAAGATTGTCAAGATTGTGACGATGAATGTAATGGTTCGTGTGATGGGTAAAAAAGAGAGGACAAGTTAGTCCTCTTTTTCTTTCTTTAAATTTGTTATTTCTAAATCAAGCATCTTTCTATTATGCTCACCATTATCTTGAGTAGTTATATTCCACTCGTAACTAAAAGGCATATTCTCTAATTCTTGTATTATCTTTTCTAAATATACTGCTAAGTCCATCGCTTCTTCTTGTGCGTGTTTTAGCCATTGTAACTTAGTCAAATCTTTACGATCCATAGTAGTGCCATATTTCTTTTTGCCTACTTTAGAACGCTTAATAATCTTATCGCAAACTTTTTTTTCTATATTACTCATAATAACTTTAATTAAAACTTTCCACTTACAGTTCCGTTAGGTCTTTTTATAATACCCCCAAATCCATTATCCTCATTTATACGATCCATATACTCATCGCAACAAATTGCTTCTGGACTAATTACCTTATCATCAATTACCTTAATTGAATAACTTAATAACTCTTTAAATTCTTCGCACTTATTACATTTAAACTTTGCCATAACAATGCTAATATACAAAAAAAAGAGAGAGCAATTAAGCCCTCTCTTTCCAACCAAAAAACTTACAATTATGAGAAACAAAGTAAGAAGGTCAAATATACAAAACTTTTCCTTTATCGTAATCTAAAAAAGTAACATATTTATAAACATATCTTTTTCTTCCAAAATCAGTAGATTCAGGCATAGTTCTCCAACTCCATTTTTTTATTCTTGTTTTATTAAGATTAAAAACTAATACTGAATCACAATCAAAAAAGTTTATATATAATCCTTGTGATTGTTTTTCGTTTTTTGCCTTTCTTAATATCCTTTCGTACTTGTGCATTTCTAATATCAAACCATCAGGATATTTTTCTTTTGCATAATCTAAAGTAAAACTTCTTTGTTTCATTTCACAGTAGAACTTTCTTGAATCCCATTCGTAAGTAAAGTCCCAGAAGTCATATTTCTTTTCTGATGGGACACAATCAATTTTATACTTAGTAGCGAATCGGTTTAACAAGTCAAGTTCTTTATCATTCATAGTATAGAAAGTTGTGTATTAGTTTTATAACTAGAATCATATCGCTTGTTTTCACCTTTAGGATAATCTTCTTTCTTATATTTCAATTCTCTTATCCACTTCTTATTCTCTCTTTTATTACCTGTGAAGTAAATGTATCTATGTTTTCTTGGTCTTTCTCTTAACGCTAATTCTTTGTTAAGATAACGCTTATTATCAGTAACTGTTTTACTATGTAAATGTGGATTATCTGCATCATATCTTTCTAATCTTTTAGCACTTAATCCTGTATAAATCCAATTAGTAGCTTGATAGATATAACCATTATGATTCATACTTGTATCAGCATAGCTTACAATAATTAAACTTGGAAGCATCTTTAGAGATCTACTTAAAAATTTTGATAGTGTATTCTTAGGTAAATTATCGTTTACACACAATCTATTAAGCTCATAAACAAAATCTCTATTGTGTTTGCCACAAACTCCAACACATAAAGCGTTACTAGCTGGCTTACCAAAAGTACAAACACCATTTAAAACACCATCAATAAATAAACCAAAAGAATATGAAATTGAACACATTCTTTTAGCGTAGTGTTTTTTTAGTAACCACTCTTTGTAGTCATCTCTGTTAATGCTTTTTACTTGCATTTCAATATTTTTACTCACTTTCTTTAAGTTTTGTAAGTATATCCAATTCATTCTTTAATTCAATAACTGCATTAGCCATCTCCATTTCATTGGCATTAGCTAGTAGCTTTTCTCTTTTATAAGCCATCATTTGTGTATGCACCCAAGTAAATGCTAAAGCACTTTCTTCAAACACTTTTAGTCTAGGCATAAGTTTATGTGCTTTCGGATGTCCTTCAATTTGCTTAAACATACTTATAACTTCTTTTTGATGTGCTATAAATTTATCAAGACTATTCATTTCGTCAAGATTTGGATCAGCATCTCTGAGTAGCTGA